TACAAGAAAAGAGGAGCAGAACTGAAATGGATGCGGAATATAGAAGTCGGTACAAGGGGAGCCTGGCACATTCACATCATAGTGAACAGGATTCCTGACACGGACGTTATTCTTGCGAAAGCGTGGAAACACGGACAGATACAGAATCAGCTTCTGTATCAAAAAGGCGAGTTTGAGAAACTGGCCAACTACATAACGAAGACACCGGAGACGGACAAGAGACTGAGAGAGGCAAACTATTCTGCATCACGCAATCTTCCAATTCCGGAGCCAGAGAAAAAAGTGTATAAACACTGGAAAACATGGGGAAAAGTCAGAGTGCCGAAGGGCTGGGAGGTGGAAAAAGACTCATTGCATGAAGGTGTGAATGATCTGACAGGCTACCAGTACCGATCTTACACTCTGATTAGAACAGTTCGACTGCCAAAACAGGAAAAGAAGAAAGCAAAGAAAAAGAGGGAAAGGGCATGAAGGTAAACATATATCTGGAGACAGATAAGCAGTCCCAGGAATGCATGCAGCGTAAATACGGGTATGTGATCGAAACGATATTCAAAGGCGCACCGATAACCAGAGAGGGATTCGGAAGCATTGAGGGAACATATCACAAGACGAACCTGCAAGCCCTTATAAAAGCCCTGGGACATTTTCACAAAGAATGTGAAGTATGCGTATATACAAGAGACGCATTTGTTGCAACGCGGATTCTGAAAACTGACGACATGATGGCAGCAGGATTCAAGGACACAAAAGGAAAACCGATAAAGAACGCCCAGGAGTGGGAGACAGCCTGCAAGAAGCTGCAGGAGTGCAATATCACAATATCCTCACAGACTGGGAAACATACATATTCAGCATGGTTACAGGAGGAAATGAAGAAACGTGAAGCCGGAGGAAATATGGGGAAAGGGATGGAGCCTGAGACCGGAACAGAACCCGGCAGAAATGGAGTATCTGGGTGAGATCATTAAATCCGGATACAGATTCACATACTACAAAGACCGGAAAGGAGGGATTTACTTTGAAAGCGAACCAGAAGGAGGAAAACCTGAATGGATGCGCCGCGCCGACGAAGACCGAAAACGAAGGAATAGACACAGACATTGAAGCCCTGGAGACTTACATCTGCGACAATATCTGTCAATACAGAGAGAAGACAACCAGCCAGGAAGCACTTGAGTATTATTTCTGCAGTTCGTGCGAAATGAGTAAGCACATAAGCAAAATAAAAGCAGAATATGACAAAATCAATTCTTTTGACCACAGTGAAGCATGGAAACTTATGCAGAAGTACAGAAAAATTACGCTCTGCAAAGAATGCGTGCAAAGACAACATCTGAAATCAGGAAGAAGCATATGCAGAATTTATGGCATTCTGGGAGGATTCCTGGAAGAAGACGAAGGATGTAGCCGGGGCGAAGAATGGGAATAACAAAGAAAAGGGGAAACGATTATGAGAACAATCGCAGTAATAAATTTAAAAGGCGGAGTGGCTAAGACGATCACATCAAACAGCATTGCGTACATCCTTGCAAACCAGGGATACAGAGTGCTCCTGCTTGACAACGATAAGCAGGGGGACGCATCGAGAGGATTGAACCGACGCACCCAGGACGGAGAGGGCATTGACAGAATCATGACGACGCGGCATCCGGAAGACTGGATGCACAAGCTCATCAAAAAAACAGATTTTGAGAATCTGGACGTGCTCCCGGCAAACATGCGTCTGCTTACAGCAAATCAGACGGTCATGCTGGATCAGACACGCCCGCAGCAGTATCGTATCAAGAACGCGCTCGAATGTGTCAAGGATCTGTATGATTTCTGCATCATTGACAACGCACCGGATATTAATATCTCCACGATCAATGCGCTGACAGCGTGCAATGATGTATTGATTCCTGTCGAAATCGACGACAACACCGGAGAGGGACTACCGGAGCTTGTCAATCAGATCCGGTATACGCGAGAGGACCTGAACGAAGATCTTGAGAATTATTGGATCTTTATCACGAAATACGACAGAAGAAACGAAGCGCAGCGACAAGGGCTGGAGCTGATCCAGGCAGCAGAATACCCGATGTTAAAAACACGTATCAGATATTCCAGAAAAGTATCAGAGTGTACATACGCGAGAATCCCGATTCCGAAGTACTCACCGAGATCTTTAGCTGCAAAGGACTATGAGGACCTTGTAACAGAGTATATTGCAGAGCTGAACATATCAGGAGGTGAGGAGTAATGGCTTTTAACCTTGCCGATATGGTTGCGAAACGTCCGAAACAGATACAGGAAGAAAACTCAAGTGATACGGTGTACAGAGACGTGTTCAAACTAATCCCATCGAAAGCGAATTTTTACGGGGTCAAGCCGGAGAAACTGCAGGGATTGAAGAACTCTATACTGCTGTTCGGAGTGATGCAGGATGTCCTGATCGAAGAGAGGGACGGAGAGGATTACATAATTTCCGGACACTGCCGGACAATGTGCTGCAGGATGCTGGTAGAGGAGGGACATGAAGAGTTTCGAAAGATAAACTGCAAATATACAAAAGTAAAAGATAATGCACGTAAGAATTTGATTGAGGAAAACTGCATTAACGGTTCGGCAACAAGGGAAAATGACGACGCAATATCAAAGTTGCTTGAACGCCTGTCTGTTATCCAGGCGAACCGGTTTAGGGATAAATCAGACTGGGAGAAGATGCGAGAAGCTCTGGATACCGAGGAGATCATAAAAGAGCTGAAAAACCTTGCTGGACTGAAAGGCAAAACAAGAGACATCGTGAGAGAAACAATCGGAGTATCCGGAACACAGATGGAAAGATACCACGCAGTCCAGAAAAGACTCAGCGCCGAATGGATGGCGGAGTTTGAGGCGGAGAAAATCAACATCACCGTGGCTCGTGAGCTTGCGGATCTGGATGAAAAATATCAGAAACAGGCTATGGAGCACTACATGGAACACGACATCATAACGCAAGCAGAGGTAAGAGCTTTCAAGAAGCTCCAGGAAGACAACAGAGACATTCCGGGACAGTTCACGCTTGCACAGGCAATCGGGCGGCAGAGACCGCCAGAGAATGAGACACCGGTACAACCAGAATTGCAGATAGAGCGACTGTTTGAAGCATTGAACAAAGGCGAGAGAGAAAGAGTCGTCAAATGCGACACAAGAATGGCTGCATATTTAATCAGCATCAGATACAGAGACGTCAGGATCAGAAATGGACATTTTAATTATCAGACAGGGAAAGAGGGAATCATTTTCAATCCGGACGATACAATGCAGCATACGCTCACATGGAATGAGCTGGCGGAAGAACTGGTGAAAAGATACGGAAAGAAACAGAAGCCGGTGAAAATGGTGTCCATAGATGCACCAGAGAAACCAGAAAAGAACAATTCATCAGCGCATAGACCAGTGGAACCGGAAAAGAGCTGCTTTTCGGCAGCAGAAGCACCGGACAATAAGCAGCAGGAACATATTGTTGAAGATAACAAAACGCCTGAAAACGATTCTGTTGAAGTCAACAAGATCGCGGAGTGTTCCAGCGACACATTACCGGAAATGAAAAATAACGATCAGCGCAAGGCGTGGCTCAGAGCCTACAAAGACTGGGGACTCTGGTATGAGGATAGAAACATAGGCGTCAAATATTATAAATACGATTTCCAGAACGGAGCACGACTGATTGTGGAAGAATATGCACCGGATCCAGGAGAACAAAAAAGCTGGTGGGTGTCAAGAATGACAGAAACATATTACATGCACCTAGTAGGCGGACCTGAACCGGATCGAGCTGGCGGAGTGCCAAAATGGACATATCATACACGCTATGATAAATTTCCAAACTCAGAAACCGAATTGTGTGAGTTCTTAAAAGGTTTACAGAAGTAGCAGGAGGAATAAAAGATGCAGGAAAAGGCGCTTGTTGCTCACTTAGAGTTACATAAAAAAGTAGTAAAAAACGCCTGGATACTCAGTTACGAGGGCCGCAAGGCCCTTGTGATTGAATTTCAGGAGACTGTCACAGAAGATAAAAGTATTGCGTATATCTTCGCCCTGGCTAAAAGCCTGGTATCAGGAAAAGGCAGCGAAACACTCAGCCCGGAGCTAATGAAGATGGTAAAAGGAACCTATGTCCGGATTCTGGACGAAGAAATGAAGAGGCTTATTGATAATGGAATTAAAATGGAGGGATAGAAAATGGAGAAGACTTGCAAAACCTGTAAAGAAAATGATTGTGGTCTTTGCGATCGCACCGGCCGCCTGGTAGAAGACGACGATCAGTGCGAAAAATGGATGGGCAAACAGACAGACTGGAGAACTAGAATGATGCAAACGTTCCTTGCCGGACATTAAGGAGGGCGAACTGGTCAAAAAACTGTATGAGGTAAGAAACAGATCCGGTGACCTGATATTAGAGGATGCGACAAGCGGAGAAATTAGAGAAGAGCTGCATTGCACAACGGCGCAGGTCAACAACGCCAGAACCTCCGGAGATCACATTTTCGGAGAATACAAAGTAGAGGAGATTGACAGGAAATTAAGCAGAAAGACGGATTTTGACCTGCTGAGAGAATTTGAGTCCGTCTGCGATCAGCTGTTAGGCAGCAGGAAAGGAAAGAAATGAATAAGAGACAGAAAAAGAAACTATACAAGCAGGAAATCGGCAAAAATCCGCCGAAGAAAATGAAGTATTCCGGGAAAAGCTATCACCGGGCAATAAACAAGCCGTGGGGAGGAAAGAAAACGACAGTAAACTACTCCTGGGACTGCGAGAAGCTGAAAGAAATTGCAACACAATTCACAAAAGCATGGGACGGTAACAGAGTAACGATAAAAAAGGCAGCGGATGCACTGATAAAACTGTTTGCAGGCATAGGAATCAACATTTCCGAAGTTCCGGAAAGTTCATACGCAGTAAATACGAGAAATGTGGTAAATACAACAAAAACATTGACAGCACACCGCAGAAAAAGAGGTGAATGGAATTGAACTATGCAACAGCAGAAGCAGAGGACAACAGAGAGAAGATTTTGAAATTTATCGCTAAATACATAAAGCAGCACTGCTATTCACCGGCCATTTATGAGATCGCGACAGATACAGGACTGTCAAAGGCAACAATCAGAAGACATATAACAATGATGCTGGAGGATCACATTCTTGAGACGGAACATCCGGGAGACTCAAGAGCATATCGTATCAAAGGCACAAAAATAGTAATGGTAAAGGAGAAAAAAGACAAATGGAAATGATAATTCAAAATGAAACCGGTAATTTTACACTGCATGTACGGATCTCAGACTCGAAAGAATATGATTTTCTCAAGGATGTGACAGAGCTGGCACGAAAGTATGATTTCGAAAATGATGATTTTGAGATTGAAGATCCGGAAAAGGAAACAGATCAGGTACCGGAGACAACGATTAGCGAAGCTGCAGAAGAATACAAAGGATTTTTACATATTCGTTGCGAAGAATGTGGAGAGACAATCTCGTACAACGCAAAAGAGCCAGAGACACAGCACAAATGTAAGAAATGCGGACACGTAACACAGCTTAGAGCTTTAAAGCCAATGTATGCAGAGTGCAAAGCCTGCGGAAGTTCATGGAAGTACATGACAAACAGAAACACTGCAGAACTGACGCAGGAATGCTTACAGTGCGGAAATTTGATCGACATGGAAATGAACTCACGCCGCACAGCGTATGTAACAAAAACGAAACGGGGGGGGGGACAAGACCTCAAGGAAGTAGATTCAAAAGGAGAAAATGATGAATAAAGTAATTTTGATGGGACGTTTAACCAGAGATCCGGAAGTGCGCTACGCTTCCGGAGATAACCTGGCAATTGCCAGATATACACTTGCAGTAGACCGGAGATTCCATCGTGACGGAGAAGCAACCGCAGACTTTATCAATTGCGTGACTTTTGGCCGTGCTGCAGAGTTTGCAGAGAAATATCTGCGACAGGGAACTAAAATCGCTGTTTCTGGACGCATTCAGACCGGCAGTTACACGAACCGAGATGGACATAAGGTCTACACAACAGAGATTGTAGTTGAGGAACAGGAATTTGCAGAGGGAAAGAACGCCGGATCCGGCAGCAGTCGCCCACAGCCAGCTCCTGAAACAGATCCAGACGGTTTTATGAATATTCCGGAGGGAATAGAGGAAGAAATGCCGTTTTGATGAAAAGGAGAAAAACATGACGAGATTAACTAAAAGAAATGGTAGAAATATCACATATAACGAAAAACGAGAATTTATATGTTCACATTACTGCAATAACTGCTCACGTGGAACTGGTGATTGTGAAATTTTGAAAACCATGATTGAAAAACTTGCTGATTACGAAGACGCGGAGGAAATGAAAGAAAATGGATGCTAAAGAGGCAAAAGTGATTGCAAACCAGAAGAGACAGACAAGCTGGCTGAAAGATTATCATACAAATTATAAGGAAAAGCTGGAGGAACACAGAAATGCAGTCATTTCCGAAACAGAAAAAGAAAAAACGAGCTAAGAAGAAAGCGCCAGAGAGACCGAGCATCATGCACAGCAGAGAAAGCGGCACTTGTTATCTCTGCATGAAGCTGCACAATGACTACAGACGACATCCGGCGCTCCAGGAGCATCACATTTTTGGAGGGTGTCCGAATCGGACACATTCAGGGCACTATGGACTGAAAGTATATCTCTGCAATGTGCATCACCTGGCAGGGACAGGGCCGGAGGCAGTACATTCAAACCAAAAGGTCATGGATATGCTGCATGAAGAGGGACAGAGAGCTTTTGAGGACCGGTTCGGCAGCAGGGAAGAGTTTATGAAGATATTCGGAAAAAATTTTATCATGGAGGATCACAAACATGATGGACATTAACGACGTTAAGAAATTAATTGACAATGTGGCACAGAAGCCATTCCTATGCAGTAATACAGAGATTACGACAGACAACGGCTATGTGATTACCACAAAAGAGCATTATGAGAAATTGCGAAAACACCGTTTGTGTCAAGCGAGAGGAAGAGAAGCTATATTTCACCGATGGACAGAACTTGCAACAGTTGTTGAACCGTCGCCACTGGTAGGTGGACATCCAGGAGGACAAACAAATATTACACTTGCAATTGTGGAATATAAAAACGGAAAAGTAGAACAGGTATATCCAGGAGAAATAAAATTCATGGACACACAGGAATACTGGCCAGATCAAGAAAAATAATTAGTTTTAAGGAGGGCAGATATGCCAAACGTGAGACCGCTGAACAGAAAGAAATATAATATATCAAAGAGAGCTTTTCAGACCGCATACAACTATTGCTTACAGTATACAGAGTGGAAAGAGGAGCTGGCCGTAAAGAGAGACACAAGAGCCGGACAGAATCTGACTGGACAGCCGGGAGCACATAACTGTTCTGACTCAACTGCTGACGCAGCCATGGAAGCGGCCGAGATTGCACGCAAGATAAAGAAGATTGAAGACGCAGCCATGGAAGCAGTCGGAAAAGAAAAAGAGCTGTATCCATATCTGCTGTATTATGTGACAACAGAATATTGTACATTTCAGACTATGAAAGCCAGAGGCATTCCATGCGAGAGATCGTACTTTTACGAAATGCGTAGGAGGTTTTACAGTATCATAGCAAGGAGGATTAGATGATAGAATGTGATAAATGCAAGGCTCAGATGGAGCAGACTGCGAAGGAAGAACATATACCAAATACAGAATTGGACATCCAATACATTCAGTGTGAACAGTGTGGAAAGAAGTATATTGTACTGCTAAAGGATAACAAGACGAAAGGAATGTTGATTCGGATCAGGAACATGCAGGCAAGATACCGCCGTATGTTCGGGAAAGAAAACATTGCGAAAGTAGAAGCATACAGAAAGAGTATGGAGAACTTCCAGAAAACAATACAGAAGTACCAGGCACAACTGAGAAACAATAACAAAGACAAGATAAAGGAGTATCTGTAATGCGGTACTCGAAGGACAAAATAAATGATATATTGATAACGTGGTATTCAGGAAAGCCACAGAATAATCGTTCCCCACGAGAGAGGGCTTGCTATATGCAGGTCCTCTTTTGAGTTAGGAGGAATATGACGCAACAGGAAACAGAGTTCGTGCGCTGGTGCGTAGCGAACGACATACACAGGTTCTATGTGTGGACCAGGTGGAAGCAGGTCAGGCAGCAGGTGTTGAAGATGGATCACAATGAATGCCAGAGGTGCAGAGAACATCACAGATACACAGCAGCCACGACAGTACACCATGTAAACTACGTGAAGAGACATCCTGAGATGGCTCTGGACATATGGTATGAGTGGCATGGAGTGAAGAAAAGAAACCTTATAAGCCTTTGCCATGAGTGCCATGAAGCAGTACATGGTTACAGAAAACCACAGAAGCAGGAACCGCTGACAGAGGAACGCTGGGACTGATACCCCCGGTCGAAAAATTTGCGATTTTTGGCGGCCGGCCGGAGACCGGTGGGTGGCCTCGACAAATCTGCGAAAGGTCGCACATGATGAAAAAATAAAAAAATAGGGGTGAAAAAATGGCCGAAAAAAAAGCGGATATATTAGAAAGCTTAAAAGAGCAGCTGAGAAAAAAACAGTCAGATATTTCCGTCTTCAAAGACCTTTTGGACGACTATATGACCCTCTATGATGTCAAAAAGAAGCTAAAAACAGATATAAAAAAGCGTGGAGTGACCTTTGAGACCACATCCGCAAGCGGGAAAGCAACGATTGTAAAACAGAACCAGTCGGTCAAAGATCTGGTTGCTGTCAACAAACAGATGCTGATGATTCTGGACAAGCTGGAGTTGACAACGAAAGAAACAATAAAGGGGGATGATGATGACGAATTGTGATCAACGCATAGAGGAGTTCATGGAGGCCGTAGAGTCTGAGAAAATCAGAGCTTCCAGGGAAGTCAAAGCACTGGTATCACACGTCAGAAGTTGTTTCAAAAACGAAGACATATACACAGACAGCGAACAGCTGACGAAATATATCGGGATCGCAAAATATTTCCCGTTTGAAAAGTTATTTCCCTGGCAGATTTTTGTCGTGGGACTGCACGATTGCACATACTGGAGGGTATCAAAGACTCCACGCTGGCCGGATCTTTTCTGTATGCTCGGAAGGGGTGCAGGAAAAGACGGAACAATAGCGTGGGAATCTGCCTGCCTGGTAAGTCCGTACAACGGAATCAGGGCGTATGACGTAGATATTTGTGCAAATAACGAAGATCAGGCACTAAGACCCGTCAAAGACGTGGTGGAAGCTCTTGAAACGCCTGAACATACGAAAAAATTAAAAAAATTCTATTACTGGACATCTGAGAAGGTAGTAGGAACAGAAACGAAATCAACGATTCTGGGACGTACAAACAACCCATCCGGAAAAGACGGAATGCGCTCCGGTATGGTGGTGTTCAATGAGATACATCAATATCAGGACTACAAGAACATTGAAGTGTTCACAACCGGACTTGGAAAGAAACCACATCCGCGCCGGTCCTACTACACCACCCAGGGAGATATAAGAGAAGGACCACTTGACGATATGCTTGGGACAGCGACGGATATTCTTTTTGATGATCTTCCGGACAATGGTATGCTGCCATTTATCTGCAGACTGGACAACAAAGAAGAAGTATACGACGAAAAGAACTGGGAAAAAGCAAATCCGTCCTTGCCATATCTCCCGACGTTAATGGGAGAAATGCGAAAAGAGTACAATGACTGGTTAGCGCATCCTGAACGTCTCACTGCATTTATGACAAAGAGAATGAATATCCCAAGCGGATCCGCAGACATAAAAGTGTGTTCGTATGAGAAAATAAAGCTCACGAACAGAGAAATACCGGATCTGTCAGGGTGGACATGCACCTGCGGGATTGACTTCTCGAAGATTACGGACCTTGTTTCCGTAAATCTGCATTTCAGAGATGAAAATATCCGGTATGACATCAATCATTCATGGTTGTGCAGCCAGTCAAAAGATATTCCAAGGATAAAAGCTCCTCTGGAAGAATGGAGACGGAGAGGACTGCTGACAATGGTGGATGATGTGGAGATACATCCGGAGATCATCACTGATTATATTCAAGCAGCAATGATGAAATATTGCATAAAAGGAATTGCGATTGACGATTTCCGCTATGCTCTGCTGGCGGCAGCACTCCGGGAAATTGGATTCGACGCAAAAGTATATAAAAATTTAAAGCTTGTACGTCCCTCAGACATAATGAGAGTTGCGACAGTGATAGACAGCTGTTTCGCAAATAACAATTTTATCTGGGGAGACAATCCAGTGCTCCGCTGGGGGACGAACAATACAAAAATGATCCCATACGGGAGAAAACCGGGAAAGAAAGATGATGCAGACATAGGAAACTATGTTTACGGGAAAATTGAAGCGAAAAGCAGAAAAACTGACCCGTTTATGGCACTTGTCGCGTCAATGACAATAGAGGACATGATCCCATACGCACAAACGGCAGCAGTGCCTGATATTGGAGTAATGACTTACTGAAAGGGGGTGAGAAAGGTTGGGATTTTCATTCAGGAATCTGATACGGGGGAAGCCAGAACCAGAGCAGTCAGAACCAGAGCAGTCAGTTGAAAATGTGTCTCGAATTGAGATTGCAGACAATCCGATTGAGAGCATAATGACAGAAATTTATCTGAGGGAATTGGCTTTTCAGAGAGCAATTCAGATTCTTGCAAAAATGTTAGGAAAATGCGAGATTCGTACATTCCTGAATGGTGACGAAATATTCCGGGATGAATATTATACCTGGAACTACGAACCAAACAGAAACCAGAATAAACAGCAGTTTTTTGATAAGTTAATCGAAAAGATGTTCAGAAACGGAGAGGCGTTGGTTGTTGCTGGAATAGATGGACAGCTCTATGTAGCAGATTCATTTTGCACAACCAGAAGCGCACTGTACGGGAACACATACAGCCAGGTACAGATTGATGATTACACTTTTCAGAGGTCGTTTAGATCCACAGATGTTCTGTATCTAAAACCGAACTGGAAAAATGTAAATACGATACTACAGGGGCTATATGGTTCCTATGCGAAGCTGATCCAGTACGGAGCAAAGACCTTTATGCAGTCACATGGCTCAAAAGGAACTCTGGACATATCAGCCGTAGCCCAGAACAGCAAAAACTTTGATGATACTCTCAAAAAGTTGCTGAATGATTATTTTAAGACATTCTTTGAAAGCGAAAATGCAGTTCTGCCCTTATTCGAAGGATATACTTTCACAGAAACGAACAGGTCAAAGAACTACAATGAAACAACAACAAGAGACATAAAAGCACTATATGATGATGTATTCGACTTTACAGCGAGGGCAATAGGAATCCCTCCGTCAATCCTGAAAGGGGACGTGCAGGACAACAGCAAGGCAATAGACGAACTGCTGACTGTTGCACTGGATCCATTAGCCGGATCCTTAGAGAGCGAAATCAACCGTAAAAAATACGGGAAAGCCGTATTGAAGGGCAGCCGCTGCATGGTAGACACGTCACACGTTAAGCATGTTGACATATTCAGCAATGCGACGCAGATTGACAAGCTGGTACAGTCTGGAACGCATACGATTAACATGATTTTGCGTGCAATGGGACAGCCGCAGATCAATGAAGAATGGGCGAACCAGCATTTTATCACAAAGAATTACAGCACAGTACAGGATTTATTGAACAGCCTGGAAGGAGGTGGAGAAAATGGCGGGAATGGAAAAAACACAGAATAAAACAAATTACTGTTTTAAGCAGGCAGCAGATCCGGCGGTACATTTGCTATACATCTATGATGATGTATCGGCGTATGGAGAATTTGACTGGAAAACATGGTCATATACCGAAAGCGAGACTTCTGCAAAGTATTTCCGCGATCAGCTTGCGGCAATCCCGGAAGACCATACGATTGAATTACATATCAATTCAAATGGCGGATCTGTAAAAGAGGGAGTAACTATCTACAACCTTTTGAAGCAGTCCGGAAGCTATGTAAAAGGAATCGTTGATGGAGTGGCGTATTCCGTAGCTTTTGTGATTTTACAGGCATGTGACGAAAGAATCATGGGCGTAGGAACAACAGCACTGATCCACGAACCATGGGTAACTGCATCCGGAAATGCAAGAGAGCTGAGAAAGACAGCGGATGATCTTGACGTACTTACGGCAAGCAATCGGAAAATCTTCCTTGAGCGTTCAAATCTGGAAGAACAGCAGCTTGCAGACATGATGGAAGCAGAAACCTTCCTGACTCCAGATGATTGTCTGGAATATGGCCTGATCGACAAGGTAGAGGATTACGGACACGCGCCAGAGGGAGACACGACAAAAGAAGGAATGCAGAAACGTCTCCAGGAAGTTATGCAGCACATGAAAGATACGAAGTCTTTCAGAGAGCAGCTGGAACTTATGCAGAAAGGACAGAAACCCGAACCGGGAAAGAAACCAGAAGAACCAGAGAAACATACACTGCAGGGATTTCTGCAGGGATTCAAAAAAGGAGAGTAAAATGAAAAATAAAGATTTTGCCGCATTAAAGAGAACGGAAATCCTCAACAGAATGAACGCAGCTGTTGCGGAAAATGATTCAGAAGCGTTTTCAAAAGCATATCTGGAATTATGCCAGGACATTGAGGAGAACGTGCTTGAACAGGCGAAAGAGCTTGTAAATCAGAGCGACATGAACGTACTTGCACAGAGAGGCGTGCGTCAGCTCACAAGCGCAGAAAGAGAATATTATGAGAAAGTAATTGACGCAATGAAATCTTCGGATCCAAAGCAGGCCCTCAACAATATTGAGACTGTTTTCCCGGAGACAATCATTGATTCTGTATTTGAAGAACTGACAACAAATCATCCACTGCTGTCAAAATTAAATGCAACAACTGTAACTGGACTCACAAGGATGATGTTAAACACAAACGGAGAGCAGAAAGCAGCATGGGGCAAACTCAGCAGTAAGATCATTGAAGAACTGACATCCGGATTCAAAGAAGTAGACGTAACACAGGATAAACTGAGCGCATTCCTGCCAGTTTCAAAAGCTATGCTTGATTTAGGCCCTGCATGGTTAGATAACTACGTGCGTCAGGTGCTCACAGAAGCTCTTGCAAATGGACTTGAGTATGGAATCGTAAATGGTACCGGAAAAGATATGCCAATCGGAATGGCGCGTCAGGTAGGAGACGGAGTGAACGTTGTGTCTGGAGAATATCCGGAAAAAGAGACTATTAAAATGACAGCTCTTGATATGATCCAGCTTGGAAATGTTACATCTATCATGGCAAGAAACAGCAAAGGACAGGCGAGAACAGTAGATAACCTGATTATGATCGTAAATCCGGTGGATTACTGGAAGCGAATCCTTCCGGCAACACGCGCAATGTCTCCGGACGGCGTATATGTTTCAACACTTCCGATTCCTCTGGAAATCATCCAGTCGGCAGCAGTTACAGAAGGAACTGCAGTATACGGAATGGCCGGAAAGTATTTCCTTGGTGTAGGAATGTCCAAAAACGGAAAGATTGAGTATTCAGATGAATACAGATTCCTGGAAGATGAAAGAGTATACCTTATCAAGTTATATGCTCACGGATTCGCACTGGACAACAATGCTTTTGTCGTTCTTGACATTACAGATCTGCATCCGGTTCGCTTCGAGGTTGTAAGCAAACAGGAGGAGCATGTAGATAATGCACTGCTGTCTGATCTGAGAATTGGAGGATTAACTCTCTCACCGAAATTTGACAGCGACACAAACACATACACAGCAAAAACAACAACTGCAACAAACACAATCACAGCGTTCCCGAAATCAGGAACAGCAGCGATTGAAATTACTGCAGGATCCAGTAAAGTAACAAACGGCGGAAAGATCACATGGAACACTGGAGCCAACACCGTAACTGTTAAAGTTACAGACGGAGAACAGACAAAGACATACACCGTAACTGTAACAAAGGAGTGATAAAATGAGTGCTATGTCAGAAAATGATTTATCAAAACTTCTGGAGGATGTCAGAAACTATCTGGACATCACCTGGGACGATCCAAAAGGAGATGAAAAGCTCCAAGGAATGATAAAAAGAGGCATGGCATCATTAGCCGGAAAAATAGGGGAGTGCGATTTCCTGGGAGATACCCAGGAAAGAACACTCCTTTTTCAGCTTGTAATGTATGAATATTCCGGAGAGTTGCAGCAGTTTTGGGAAAACTACAAAAGCGAGGTCATTGGACTGCAGATAGCAAAGAAGGTGGAAGAATATGCCAAGAGCCAGGCGTAAACAGTTTGAAACGTTTACAGATGGGATACTCAGTATCTGCAAAACAGAAGACAGGGTGATTGTAGATACCAAGCTCAAAGGCATTCGTTTCGGAAATCGCACAATCGGAGAGAGACGATATTTTGACGCACAGACAGCAGGAAATAAAATAACAAAATTGTTAAGTATTCCGGCAGCAGTGCTGAACAGGGAAGATATTGAAGCTCTTGACATTGTTATCATTGATTCACAAAGCGGCTGGCTCTGGGATCCATTCGATTTTGAGAGAGATGAGATTATCAATGAATATAATCCGGCAATGTACAAAATAGTGCAGATTCAGGAGAAATTTGACGCTACACCACCTGCAATATATCTGTCACTGGAAAAAATCGTACAGTTGTATAAAGACAGGAGGGGCGACAATGGCGGATAGTATCAGAATTGATGATCTGGCAGCAGAAATAAATCGCCTTGTTGAAGACTATGGAAAACAATGCACTGAGACAACGAAGGAATGCGTAAATAATGTTGCAAAAAAGACAGTATCAAAGCTAAAACAGACATCCCCGGTAAATACCGGAAAGTATAAAAAAGGATGGAAGAAAACTGTTGTGAAAGAAAATTCTACAAGTCTAGTTATTGCGATCCACGATACAAAATACTCCCTGGTGCATTTGCTTGAAAAAGGACATCAGAAAAGAGGGGGAGGAAGGGTAGCCGCAATCAAACATGTAGAACCTGCAGAACAGGCAGCAATAGCAGAGCTGGAAAAGGAGATCATGTCAAGGCTATGATGTCAGCTGAAAATATCAAAGAAATGTTGAATGAAATCGGCTTACCGTATGAATACGATCATTTTTCGACTCATAACTGGATAGAGCCGCCTTTTATTGTATGGAGGATTCCAGGAAGTGATAATTTTCACGCGGACGGGGTCACCTATGCAAAAATCGACGTTCTGAATATCGAATTGTATTCAGACGAAAAGGACTGGAACAATGAAAAGAAGATAGAGGACATCCTGGACAAGTATGGAATCACATACGACAAAACAGGAGAATATCTTGACTCAGAAAAAATGTACGAAGTTTTATACGAAATGGAGGTATAAAGATGGGCAAAAAAGATAACAAAGTTAAGTACAATCTTAAAAACGCACATTACGCATTACAGAACGAAGGAGAAGATGGAACAATTACTTTTGAAGTCCCGAAAGCGATTCCGGGATCTGTATCCATATCACTTGACGCAAATGGAGATATTTCACCGTTCTATGCAGACGGAATCCAGTATTATGTGTCAGCTGCAAACAACGGATATGAAGGAGATGCAGAATTTGCATTAATTCCGGATTCTTTCAGACAGGATGTCCTGAAAGAAAAGAAGGACGAAAAAGGTGTGCTGCATGAAATCAGTGATTCTACGGATACACAGAAATTTGCACTTCTGTTTGAATTTGATGGAGATCAGAAAGGAATCAGACGAGTTCTCTATAACTGCACAGCTACCAGACCGTCAATCGAATCCGAGACGAAAGAAGATAGTATTGAACCTGGCACAGAAACAATTACGATCAGCAATGCTCCACTTCCGAACGGACGGGTAAAAGCTCAGACAACGGTAGACACAGACGACACTGTATACAGCGGATGGTATAAGACAGTGTACTATCCAGAAACAATCACAGAAGCAACGCAGGCTGTTAATGTAGATAAAAAAGCCGCAGGAGAATAAGGATGCTGACAAAAACAATTAAAATTGATGATAAAGAGGTGCTTTTTGCCGCTTCTGCTGCAATTCCGAGAATTTATCGGATTCAGTTTCGGAGAGATATTTTTCAGGACATGGCAAAAATTGAAAAGTCCGTAAAAAAATCACAGGATAAGCAGACTGAAACGAAGGTGTCCGAGTCGGACATCCCTATTGAGGATTTGGAGATGTTCGAAAATGTAGCGTTCGTAATGGCAAAACACGCAGCACAGAAAAAGGGACAGGATTTCCCAGAAGATGTATACGACTGGTTAGATCAGTTTGATACATTTTCAATTTATACAATTTTCCCGGAGATTGTAAAACTCTGGAACCTGAACCAGCAGACACAGGCAGAAGCAAAAAAAAACTTCGACCAAGTAGCCGGGAAATGACGACACCTCTATTCCTTCTCAGGTGCGCGCAAGTTGGAATAAGTATCCAGGATTTAGACCTTCTGACAGTAGGTCTTGTCCTGGATATTTTTACGGAAAAAAATAACGACGACTATAAATGGCCGAAAATGGCAACTCAGGAGGATATGGATAAATTCTAAACGGAGGTGATAATTTTTGTCCAAAGGCCGCGACATAAGGGGACTTACGATTGAAATTGGCGGCGATACCACAGGACTACAAAATTCACTTAAAAATGTAAATTCACAGATAAAGACCACACAGGCACAGCTGAAAGATATAAACAATCTGCTGAAACTGGATCCTACGAATACGGAACTGTTACAGCAGAAACAGAAAGCGCTTGCTGACGAAATCGAAAGCACGAAAGAAAAGCTGGAAACCTTAAAGACTGCAGAGCAGCAGGCACAACAGCAGTTTGCAGAGGGAAAAATCTCCCAGGAACAGTATGACGCTCTGAAAAGAGAAATCATTGCAACCGAGGAGAGTTTGAAGTCTCTGGAAAATGAAGCGAAGAATGCACCTACTCAGATGCAGCAGTCGCTTGATGGTCTGAATGCAAAAATAAATACTACACAGACAGAACTCAAAGAAATTGATAAGTTGCTGAAACTGGATCCTACGAATACGGAACTATTACAGCAGAAACAGAGAGCACTGTCTGATGAAATCGGAAACACAAAAGAAAAGCTGGAACTTCTGAAAAACGAAGAAGGGGAAGTACAGCAGAAATTCCAGGAGGGAAAAGTATCCCAGGAACAGTATGACGCTCTGAAAAGGACAATTATAGAAACAGAACAGAGCCTGCAATCACTTGAGAATGAAGTTGGATCAGGATCCGCAAAACTGGCCGAGATTTCTGAAACATCCGGGAAAATAGGGGAGTCGCTGACATCTGCCGGAGAAAAAATGCTTCCGGTTACGGCGGCAGGGACAGGGCTTGGCACAGCAGGAGTAAAAAATGCGGCAGATTTTGACAGCTCCATGTCCAATGTAGCCGCAATATCCGGATCATCTGCGGAAGACATGGATAAGTTGCGAGAACGTGCAAGAGAGATGGGAGCACAGACAAAATTCTCTGCAAAAGAAGCCGGAGACGCAATGGGATACATGGCAATGGCCGGATGGGACGCACAGCAGATGTACGACGGCCTCCCTGGCATAATGAACCTTGCGGCAGCATCTGGAGAAGACCTTGCAACTACGTCAGATATTGTTACAGACGCGCTCACAGCCTTCGGAATGGAGGCAGAAGATAGTTCTCATTTTGCGGATGTATTGGCACAGGCGTCATCCAGCGCTAATACGAACGTTGGAATGATGGGAGAAACATTCAAGTATATTGCACCGGTAGCAGGTGCACTTGGATATAGCGCAGAAGATGCAGCAGTCGCTATCGGCCTTATGGCGAACAGCGGAATCAAAGCGTCGTCAGCCGGAACACAGTTGAGATCATCCCTGACAAACATGATAAAACCGTCAAAAGATGTTGGAGACGCAATGGAAAAGTGGGGATTCTACGCAACAGAATCGGCTACGTCTATAGATCAAGCTAAAATTGACAAGCAAATGCTCAGAGTGCAAAAAGCTTCACTGGCAGCAGATAAAGCACAGCAGGCTTACAATGATGCGGTATCAAAGTACGGATCTGAGTCAACAGAAGCCTCAAACGCTGCCGCAACGTTGGAAATAAAGCAAACAGAGCTTGCGACTGCAAACGAAACACTGACTCAGCTGCAGGAGGGAACCACAGAAAATGTAAGACTGTACAATAAAGCACTGCAGAACGAAGATGGCAGCATGAAGTCATTGCGTGAAACCATGGATTTTTTACGTGAAACCATGGGAGGAATGACAGAAGCAGAGCAGACGCAGGCAGCGACAGCTATCTTTGGAAAAGAAGCCATGAGCGGCATGCTCGCAATAATCAATTCATCAGATGAAGATTACCAGAAACTTATAAAAAATATTGATAATTGCAAAGGATCCGCTGAAAACATGGCTGAAACCATGCAGGATAATCTTTATGGACAGCTTACAACTTTGCAGAGTGCCTTGCAGGAGCTGGCAATTGCGTTCGGCGAGATTTTAATGCCGTATATCAGAAAAGCAGTTTCAGTGATCCAGGATTTCGTGAAGAAATTAAACGGAATGAGTGAGGGACAGAAAAAGATAGTCGCGACCATTGCGTTGATCGTGGCCGCGATCGGACCGCTGCTCATAATGATCGGGAAAGTTGCAACCGGAATATCTGCAATTACGGGACTGTTTTCAAAAATGAAAACACTGACAACGATAACGAGCATACTTGGAAAAGTAAAAGGAGCTTTTACAGCTCTGTTCGGCGTTATAGCTGCAAACCCGGTTATCGCAGTCATAGCCGCGATCGTAGCTGCGTTAGTTTTGCTGTACACAAAATGCGAATGGTTCCGGGATGCAGTAAATACAGTTGTACAAAAAATCGTGTCGTTTTTTACAGACACAATACCGCAGGCGTGGAGCGCACTGATGGAATTTCTTTCAGGAGTTCCGGAATGGTGGTCCGGCATCTGGCAGCAGGTATCGGACTTTTTCATGCAGATATGGAATGGAATCGTAAACTTTTTTACCGTAACAATACCGCAGGCATGGAACAGCGTTGTTGCATTTTTTACGGGTATTCCAGCGTGGTGGTCCGGCATCTGGCAGCAGGTATCAGTTTTTTTTACGAACATCTGGACAACCATGATGCAGAATCCGGTTATATCCGGAGTCGTAACAACGATCACAACATTGTGGCAGAATGCAGTCACTACACTGCAGGGAATCTGGCAAGGTCTTGTCACTATTGCGCAGGGCGCCTGGGAGTTGCTGAAAAATACAATTCTCGCGCCGGTCATTTTACTGATCGACCTGGTAACAGGAAACTTCGAGAAGTTAAAAACAGACGCAACAAACATCTGGACAAACATCCAGAACGCTGCAAAGACAATATGGACCGGTATCAAGCAGGTAATTTCAACACTTGCGCAGGGACTTGTTACTGCAGTAACAACGATGTTCACAGGATTCAAGAACACCTTATCACGGATCTGGACCGCTGCATCTCAGGCAGCGTCAAAAGCCTGGACATCAATCAAAAATTTTGTTGTAAACGCGGCAGAAAATTTGAAAGAGAGAGCATCAGACTCAATTCAGACTCTGAAAGAGAATGCGTCAGAATACTGGGACAATATCAGGTCAAACACTTCGGAAACCTGGCAGAATGTCAAGGAAACCGTTATAGACTACGCGAGAAACATGAAAGACTCAGCAGTAGAAACATTCAGAAGCGTAGTATCAGGAATATCCAGCGCACTGTCTGGCGTGTATTCAGCAGTCGTGAATGGATTCTCCGGAGCAATCGGTTACATTACAAGCCTGCCAGGACAGGCGATCAGATGGGGGCAGGATTTCGTGAACGGAATCGCAAACGGGATCCGCAGCTGCATAGGAAATGTCACATCTGCAGTATCAAGTGTAGCCAACACAATCAGATCATGGCTGCATTTCTCAAGACCGGATGAGGGTCCGCTACATTACTATGAAGAATGGATGCCGGACTTTATGAAAGGTCTTGCGACAGGAATTGAAAAGAGCCAGGGACTTGTTGCTGACGCAATGAAAGATGTTCAGATGGATATGCAGTTAGATACAAGTTCAATGAAACCAGCTAATAACCTGAACAAAACAGATATAACCGGAATAACCGGAATGCTGGCACAGCTGATCCAGGTAATGAGCGCAGGACAGGAGATCTATTTTGACAACAGAGAATGGGCTGGAAAACTTGCACCGGCAATCAATAACGAACTTGGAAGAATAGCAAAGGAGGCAGCTTACAGATGAATAATGTATTGACAATAAAAGCAACAATCACTGTTGAAAACTCTGGGAAAGTCATAGATACATTAGCAGACTGGGGCTGCGCAATTGGCAATAATGATTATATCGGGGAACCAGAGGTAGAGACGTATTTCATTGACGTCCCAGGAGCTGACGGTTTTCTGGATGGATCAGAAGCAATCACCGGCAGACCAGTATATAAATCAAGAGAAATTGATATTCTGTTCGGAGGTAAGAAACCACGCGAAGACTGGGACAGTTTTATTTCGAATATTCGAAACAGACTGCATGGTAAAAACATAAGGATAACATTTTCAAACGATCCAGAATATTACTGGACCGGAAGAGCGTACATAACAGATTTTGACCGGTCAAGAGAGATCGGTCAATTTCATTTAAGCGTTCCGAAAGCAGATCCTTATAAATATTCGCTTGCTGACTCAACGGAGGAATGGCTCTGGGATCCGTTCGACTTCGAAACCGGAGTGATAGATCAGGGAGCCGGGATCACAATATCTGGATCAGGATCATATACAGTATATTCTGGAGATGTAGCAATCGTTCCGGTGCTGAATGTAAAAAGTATTGGATCAACAGGACTAAAGGTGACAGCGTGCGGAGAAACCTACACTCTGACACTGGGGAGAAATCGCTTTCCAGATATTGTTGTATACGGATCTGACGTAACACTTGAATTTGCCGGATCAGGAACACTGGACATTGTTTACAGGAGGGGATCATTGTAATGTACAAAATTAAATTAGATGGCAAGATCCTGTATTATCCAGGAGACCGGGAGGCAGCTGTTATCAATCCGGAGCTGGACCTGCAGACAGGATATGCAGGAGAGTTAACCCTGAAAGTACCGGCTTTAAATCCTCTGTACAATGATATTCATAACAGAAAAAGCATGATTTCAGTGTACAGAGATAAAACAGAAATCTTTTACGGAGAAGTCCGCACAAGAGAAAAAGACCGGTTTAAAAATCAACCGATTAAAGCAACCGGAGCGTTGTCGTTCCTGGCAGATACGATTCTGCCGCAGCAGGAATGGCACGACATGTCGCCCAGGGAAATGTTAGACGCGTGGCTACAGCTGCACAATAATCAGGTTGAGGACAGAAAGAAAATCTATATCGGGGTTGTTACGATCCATGACAGCAATGACTCTCTGTACAGGATAACTGACAGAGAAAACACCCTTGAAGCGATCAGGGAGAAACTGGTTGATCGCCTGGGCGGATACCTGAGACTCAGACACGAAGAAGACAAGCTATACCTTGACTGGATAAATATACAGGAATACGGCAAGTATTGCGAACAACCAATTCAATTCGGAGAGAACCTGCTTGATTACTCAGAGACAATGACTGCCGACGATGTTATCACAGCTCTGATCCCACTGGGGGCAGCAATCGAACAGGAAACAGACGAAAACGCATCCGAATTTGAACGCCTTGAAAAGAATGTGGACATTACATCCGTAAACGACGGAAAAGACTACATATACAGCAAAGAGGCGGTAGAAAGTTTCGGATGGGTGTGGAAAACAGAGAAGTGGGACGATGTAGCAACGCCAGCGAACCTCCTGAAAAAAGCAACAGAATATCTGACGACGCAGCAGTATGAGAACCTTGTCATTTCCCTGACTGCAGTGGATTTGTCATTGTTTGGCCAGGATTATGATTCTTTTGATATAGGAGACCGTGTGCTCTGCAATGCAATTCCGTATGGAATGAAAAAAGTATTGCCGGTTATGGAAATGAAAATCCCATTGCAGCAACCAGATCAGGCGCAGTTGACACTGGGAGAAAATCTGCAGCAGTCTTTCACAGATCAGACTACTGGGACATTTACTCAGATCCGGCAAGAAACAACAGAGGCTGGAAGAGTTCAAGCGTCTTGGATGAAATCCGCAATTGATAATCTTACGAAACAAATGACGGGAGCAAAAGGCGGATACAAACTCACAGAATTTGATGAAAACGGTCTCTGGCTTCGGGATCTGTACATGGATGCACCGGACAAAGAACAGGCAACAAATATACTACAGATAAATAAAAACGGAATCGGCGGATCTCACAATGGATATAACGGCCCGTACACGATCGGAATGACACTGGATGGCCAGATTATAGGAGAGAGAATCCTTGCCGGTTCTGTTAAAACAGAAGCACTCTCAACAGAGTGCAAAAACTACATTGAAACCAAAATATCAGATGGAGACTCTGCAAATAAAACAGCGATTCTGAAAGAGGTCACAACATCCCTGAAAGCCATGGACGGAAAGATAACTCTTTCTGTTTCGAGTTTGGAACAGCAGATGGAGAGAAAATCCGGAAACTGGTACGGAAATTATGAACCAACATCCGAAAACAATCCGGCATCTGCCTGGACGACAGACGAATTGAGGCAGGAACACGAAAGAGATCTCTTTTTCAATACCACAACCGGCTATGCTTATCAGTATCAGAAAAATGACAGTAATGAGTATGGATGGGTAAGGGTAAAAGATAAGGACATTGAAGCAGCTCAGAGTACAGCAGAATCTGCGCTTTCCAAAATCGAGGTCCAGGAGGGACTTATAACTGCAGAAGTGTCAAGGGCAAAAGGGGAAGAGGAAAAGCTCAGATCAGCGATCACAATGACTGAGACAAGCATTCTTTCGACGGTATCGAAAACATATACAACGCAAGAGATGGCAAACAAGCTCTACGCAGATGCAGTCCAGGAGGGCCAGACAGCTGCAGATAATGCGGAAAAGAATGCAAAAGACGATACCGATACAAAACTGAAAAACTATTCCACAACAGTTGAAATGAATAGCGCGATCAGTCAGGCAGCAGACAGCATTACGCTGGAAGTGTCTAAAACATACGCCACAACTGGACAGCTAGAAGAAAAGTACATGGACGCGGTAAAAACCGGTCAGACGGCAGCAGACACCGCTGAAAGCAATGCCACAAAAGCCGGACAGACAGCTGCAGATAATGCGGAAAAGAATGCAAAAGCCGATACAGATGAAAAGCTGAAAAGTTATTCCACAACAGAACAAATGACGGCAGCTATTAAAATGGCGACAGATAATATTACTCTTGAAGTAACTACGGTACGCCAGGCAGTGTCGGAGAAAAACGGTAATTTCTACGGGAGTAAAATACCGACAACATCAAACGAACCAGCATCATCCTGGTCAAGTGACAATTTAAAGTCGTTACACATAGGAGATATTTACTATGATATTACAACCGGATATGCGTACAGATACACATACAAGGTTCCCGGATTAAAGATCACGTTTTCATCAAACTCCAGAACTGAAAACGTAAATTACGATTATGTAAAGATTTATTATAGTGATAACGGAATAATGAAACTTGCAGCAAAGTTGGGAGGAACTGACATTGCTGGTGCATCTGTTTTCGTCCCATCGTCAGAGTTCTATGTGTACTGGCATACGGACGGCTCAAGCGACAGTTTCTATGGCTTCACTATAGCATCAGTTTCCGGAGCAACCGGAGAAGCAACAGGAACCGCTGAGAATCTGCCGAGCTACACTGCAACTGAACTGACGAAAGGAACATATCCGGAAAGCCCGAACCACGGAAGTTATGGAAACAATATAAATCTGTTGTGGAAATGTTCTGGAACAACATCAGGAAGCAAAACAGCATCCTGGGAAAGAATCCAGGATCAGGATATAAGCGTTGCAAAAGCTCAGGCGGATGCGGCGCAGACAACAGCAAACACTGCAAAGAATACAGCCGAAACAGCGAAAAGTACGGCCGAAACTGCAATATCCAGGATTACAGTTGCAGAAAATTCAATTACGTCAGAGGTTTCTCGTGCAAGAGGCGCAGAAAGCGCTCTCGAATCCCGAATCACTCAGACAGAGACGGAAATAGAGTCGAAAGTATCTGCTGGAGAAATTGTATCATCAATAAATCAGACCGCGCAGTCAGTAAAGATCAATGCTTCGAAAATAGATTTCAACGGAATCGTAACGGCGAACAGCTATTTTAAGATTTTAACAGATGGTTCAATGGAATGCATTAGCGGCAAAATAGGAGGATTTTGGATTGATTCGACTAGCCTGTATGCATATGCAACAGGAAACTACAAAATGGAAATAAATTCGTCTGAAAAGAAAATGAGAATATCAGACGGTTCAGTTTATCATATTTCGCACAAAGGAACAAATAGAAATACAGTAGTAATTGGAGGTGCTACTACAACAGCACTGTTTGGCGATATTGATTGCGGTGATGGTGATTTTGACAGCATCAAGACGCAATCAATAACAGCCACAACAGCATCAAGCTTCAACGCTATTTCATCATCGTCAACTATAACTGCAAGAGGAAAGATAAAGTCGAATTCACATATCGAAGCGTCAGGACATTTCTATAACATTGGATCCGGAAATGATCTTTCAGACTTGAGTGTCAGAGGAACTAAGAAAAGAATATTTGACACAAAAGACTATGGAATGCAGGCGTTTTATTGTTATGAGATGGCATCACCTATTTTTGGAGATATAGGAAAAGCAACGATATCTGACGACGGGACTTGTCTGATTGATCTTGATGATATTTTCCAGGAATCCATAAATGCAGAGATTACATATTATGTATTTCTGCAGAAAGAAAGTGATGGGGACTGTTGGGTGGAAGAAAAAGCGCCAACACATTTTGTGGTAAAAGGAACGCCGGGGCTAGAATTTAGCTTCGAGATAAAAGCAATGCAGACAAATTATGAACACATGAGATTCGCAGATGCAAGCGAAACAGCATACGACAGAGCAGTTGAAGAACTTGATCTTGACTATACAGCGGAAGAAATAGAAATATCCGAGCCAGATTATGAAACTGAATTGGGAAATGACAGAGTAACCATTATTAATCAGATGGAGGCAGCAGCATGAAAAAAGTACTGACGAGTTTTATGAATTTATCAACCGGAGAGGGAAGCAGAATCGCATTTACTTATTCCGAAGTTGATGAAAAAACAGGAAACATTATTAGCCAGAATAACAAAGGAAACTTTCTGGTGATGAACACAGAGGTACAGGGACACTTGGATGCAATTAAAGAATATATTGCAACAGCACATTTGAAATAGGGAGGGATAAGAAATGAGCGAAGCTAAAGAAACAGAAAGAAGCATGAAAGAAGATACACCAGAAGAGAAAAAGGTGTCCGAATCGGACACCCCAGAAGTATTACCTCTTGGAGCAATCCTGGATAAGAAAACAGAAGAACTTCGGAGCGTGATATTTAAAGAAATGGCGCAGGGTGGAATCCCTGCCTCATTAATGGATTATATGCTCACATCTATTCTTGCAGAGGTAAGAGATCTTAAAGCAAAGGAATACTCAAAGCACATTATCGGTAAGGAGGAATAATAGTGGCAAATGTAAAGAAATACACGGATCAGATCGCAAAAGCTCAGAAAGGACGTGACGTCCGTGATTCAATCGTTAAGGCAATCAATGAAGTATCAGACGAAAACAATGAATACAATCAGGTTAAAGCTGACATTCTTTCAGCACAGTCTGATATTGCGAAGAAAGTAACAAAGAACGAACAGACAGAGCAGAAATTTGCAGCAGATGTAAAAAAGGTGGAAGAGTTAAAACAGGGACTTGATACAGACATCACCCAGGGAACGGCACTCAAGAGCCAGCTGGATGCTGCAGTTAAAACGGCAGACACAAGTAAAAAGAACCTGGACGCATCAAACGCAACTGCAGGACAGACAGAAAACTCTCTGAACAGTTCTATTGACATTGCAAATACTTTAAACAAGGCACTTACAACAGACATCGCCCAGGGGACGGATTTAAAAACTGAGTTAGAATCAGACATCACCTATGGAACAGCGCTCAAGAGCCAACTGGACACTGCAGTTAAAACAGCAGACACAAGTAAGAAGAACTTAGACGCTTCCAACACGGCAGCGGGCAAAACCAAAGCTGCCTTGGATACATCAAACACAACAGCAACCAAAACAAAAACAGATCTGGATGCAACAAATAAGACCGCAACAAGCCTGGATACATCTCTGGGAACTAAAATTACAGAGGGAACACAGCTGCAAGAAGATCTCCAGGAAACCGGAGAGACTGCGGTAAACAACATTCAGGCAGAAGCAAATAAACAGATCCAGAATATTACTGCAGCTGGCGGAGGGATTGAAAACGCATTATCAAACTTTTTTGCCCTCCGCAGGACTGGAAAAGTATATACAACAAGAATCTATAAGTACGATACCTCTACCAGTCCAACAGGTGTGAAACTGAACGACAATGAGGGACTTGTGAGAAAACCGTCCACAAATACCGTGATCGGGCAGGATGATTACAGAGAAATCGGTTTGTTTATGCACTTCCCTTGTAACTTTACTGTAGATGATAATGGTCTTATTCATATAATCGCACTGCAGGGGCAACCAGATTTTAAGAAAACTGGAAAGGTGGATGTCGGAGAGGTTACAATGTCCGCTTGGGTAGGAATCACAGATAATCCGGAGTATGTAGATTATCATTACTCTGATAGTCCAAACGAAGCCCTGGGACTGGTGCCAATGGGAGAATCTGTTAATCCGGATGGTACGCTCTCCTCATTTATGGTCCATGGAAAATATGGAGCTGGAGATATTGACGGAGTACCATATAGCTCTGCAGGTTTGATTCTGGCAAACGGAAGTCAGAAAGGCGGAAAACCGATATCACACACCGGAATGATTGCATACATGAAGAAAAAGGGAAGCCGGTATGTCGGTACAACCAACTGGGATTTGTTCTACAAACAGCTTATGCTTATTATTCTGTACGCTACGATCAACAGCAGGAGCGTTATGACCGGATGCAACTCATATACATCTCAGGAGATGGCGGCAGTTGCAGAAACTGGAGTAACGAGAGTAATCCTGCCAAAAGCAAAGGCGAACAACTATATCGTTGGCTCCTATGTATCAGTTGGAGATATTGGTTCAAACACAAACAAAGACAGATATTATTCATACATGCACAACCTGGTATATGATGTCAAAGTCTTGAAGATTGAAGCGATAGACGATACGAACTCCGCAGTCTATGTGGATGCGGAACCGTTTAACACAACACTGACCACCTGCATCTCAACAATGCCGTGGCGTACCGGTTCCACTGACAGCGTACTTGGTTCTGATGGGTCGCCATTCTCTAACACAGATAACAGGAATCCATTCAAGATCCAGGGCATTGAAACCGGTTATGGGGCTTATGAAGTTCTCAGTAATGTATTTATGGATATTGTTACAGATGAAGACGGAACACCAAAGAGAGACGTATACATCTGTATGGACGCATCACTGCTTACAACAGATATGAATGTAGCAAAGACACGATATAAGAAAGTAGCGGCTCAGGTAACATACACTGCAGCATCCTGGAAATACATCTCAAAATGCTTTGTTGATCCAGCTCTGGGAATCATGGTACCGACGGAAACGAAAGCCGGAAGTACAACAGGATTCTGCAACGGACTGTATACGGATTCCGGTACGAGCGGACAGCGAGAATGGCTGTCCCTGGGCAATCTGAACAATGGCACGATTTACGGCCTCTGGTTTCTGGCTGCGGGCAAGGGCGTTGGCCTTACGGGCTGGGATATCGTCTCCGGCGTTTCACCGAACGGCACGCGGGGTGAATGGCAGGTGGCAGCCTGACAGAGGGGCTGTCCCCTCTATGTAACTGACAACTAATCAACTGCGAAAAGCAGAATAGCAATAAATTACGGACTTGTAACACGAGGTAGCGGTTCCTGTTCCCTGGCTGTCCCTGGGCAATCTGAACAATGGCACGATTTACGGCCTCTGGATTCTGAATGCGAACAATGGCGTTGGCAATGCGAACTGGAATATCGTCTCCGGATTTTCTTGAAAATGACTTGATATTTGTGTTACATTTCGCTCCGCAGGACGGAGCCTGCAACAGCAGCGTGGGGCATCACCGAAATTGATTGAAGCCGAACCTTGTGATCGGGAGCATAGGGGCCTGAGACAAGGACCATGAATGCAGTTGATTCATGTGTGGGGTGAGTAGAAACACCGAAAACCCCTTATATCAAGAAACGAATGAAACGGTATTGTAAAAACATAACATTAGATCAGAACTTTATAACCGCATGTATCTACGAATGTCTAAGTGATAAATGGAACCGTATGGATACAGCCAGATTTCTGGCAAACTATACGAATATCATTACAGCCAGACAGATACACAGAATTATAAAAGAAAACCTTAAAGGCTGGTTACATAATTTAGTCTGCACAGCAGCGGCAGGAATGGAAGAAGAAATAAAACTTAGAAAAGTATCTTTTGATCCTATAAAGACAAGCGCAAGGCTGGATGGAAATTCGGGGAAAGTAAGAGATATAGGCGTTGAGTGCATAAAACAGCAGATATACGATTATGTAGCCACAAACGGATTGAGAGAACTATTTGAAAGAAAAATAGGAACTTATCAGTGCGCAAGTATTCCAGGAAGGGGACAGGTTTATGGAAAGACAGCAATTGAGAACTGGATCCGTAAGAATCCGGGCAAGACCAGAATAGCAGCAAAGGGAGACGTCCGGAAATGTTATCCATCCATTAACAGGAGAAAACTGAAAAGAATGTTAGAGAAGCAGGTCAGAAATGAGGATCTGCTTTATTTGACTTTTGTTTTAATTGACTCATTCGATCAGGGACTGTCAATTGGATCATACTTGAGCCAATGGCTCTGCAATTATTATCTGAGCGCAGCTTATCATTATGCTGCTGAAAAGCTGTTCAAGAGGAAGAAACACCGAGACGGAACAATAGAAGAAATCAGGCTGATTAATCATGTCTTGTTCTACATGGACGATTTCCTACTGATTGGAAGCAGAAAGGCAGACGTAAGAAAAGCAATGAAGCTTTTGGTTAAGTACATGAATGAGTATTTAGATCTGACGGTAAAACCAGATTGGAAGTTGTTCCAGATCGACTGGATAGACAAAGACGGGAAACATCATGGAGAACCTATTGATATGATGGGATTCAAAATCTATCGGGATCACACAGAGATAACGTAGATAAGATATTTGAGAAAGCGAAAAGGAGGGTAAGCCGTGAAAGCAAGATTTACAGAAAAGCAGGATCCTGTAACCTGGAATGCGCTGCCTGATGGGAACGTGGATGTAATGATATGTCTGAACGAAAAGACTGTTACAGAAACCTATCCGGATACAGATCCGGAGACAGAACAGACAGTATTCGAATATGATTTTAACCAGTTCCGGGAAAGACAGGAGAAAATCTCAGAGGAAACTGTAAGAGCATCCCCGGAAAAATATCTGAAATATATTCCGGAGGAAGAAAAAAGCACTGAACAGAAAATTGCAGAGCAGGCAGAACAGATCGAAATGCTGAAAGACTGTCTGCTGGAAATGAGCGAACAGGTTTATGCGTAGAAATCTAATTATTTTATTGTTAAGTAAAGGAGACAAAGATATGATGGCAAAATTATGGGTTACTGAAATTTTAAGTAAAGATACTATTGAGGAAGCAAAAGAGGAATACAACAGAGTTCCACGCCTGTTAAAAGAAAAGGTGAAAAAACTCCTTATTGATGCAGGTATGGAGGAAATTACTGAGTAATCGGGAAGCATGACTAAATTACAAATTATTAGCAGGCAATGGTCCTCTATTTATGATTTACTGCTGTATATTCAAAACAAAGAGAAAGCAAAACCTCTGGAGGATATACAGCAAGATTTAGATATAATTGAGTATTCCTGCCGCAAATATGCAGACGTAGATGATGAGGAAATAAGCATGGAAAATGAACAGATTTCAAGAGCAGAACATGAGGAGTTCCGCAAAAGAATTGAGGCAGAAGACAACCGACAGAACAGACGGATTGAAATTCTGGAAAACAGTGTTCAACAGCTCCAGGAATTAGTTACATCTGTACAGACGCTTGCAAACAACATGGAGAACATGGTGAAAGAGCAGGGACAGCAGAGCGCAAGACTGGAAGCTCTTGAGTCAAGAGACGGGGAAAAGTGGCGGACAGTAACAAGTTACTTATTAACAGCTATATTAGGTATTGCAGTTGGAATTATTGCAAAACAGTTTGGATTATAAGGAGGAGCAAAATGTTTAAAAATTGCGTATTTAAGCCAAGCGTAGACACAGTGAAATGGTGGAAGAAAGCAGGAATCAGAGCAGTAAAGACAATGGCACAGACTGCAGTGGGTGTGATCGGAGCCGGAAGTGTGATCTCTGCAGTGGACTGGAAGATGGTTGTATCGTCTGCAGTAGTGGCCGGAGTTGTAAGTCTGCTCACAAGCGTCGCAGGAATCCCGGAAGTAGAGGCAGACGAAAACCTGTTTTCTGACGGAATAAAATAATTTTGCACAGCCCGGTATAATGCCGGGCTTTTTCTGGAGGTAAATATGGAAATCAAAGGAATTGATGTTTCCGCCTGGCAGAAAAACATCGACTGGAAAATAGTTGCGGATTACGGTATGGGGTTCGCTATTCTCCGGATCACAGAAGCCGGGAACGTTACAGATAATTATTTTGAAAAAAATTATGCAGCGTGCCAGGAGCATAACATTCCAACAGGAGTATATAAATACTCTTATGCAATGACAATCCCAGAGATTGAGTCAGAGGCACAGAAAATTATTTCTGTATTAGCTGGACGGAAATTGCAATTTCCAGTCTGGTTAGATCTTGAGTGGAACAATCAGAGAATACTTGGAGCTGAAAGTCTCCACAAAATGACAGAAGCATTTGAAAAGATTATTGTTAATGCAGGATATAAGTTCGGAATCTATTGCAATGTAGACTGGTACGAAAATGTAATATGCAGCCATTTGAAAAAGTATGAATTTTGGGTAGCACGCTATCCACAAAACGATAATGGAACATTGCAGGAACGCCTGCGCCCAGACTTCGGAGTAGGATGGCAGTACTCCAGTAAAGCAAAGATACCGGGAATTGCTGGAACGGTAGACAGAAACATATTCTACAAAGATTATGCTGTACAGGAAGGAGGAATCAACATGGATAAAGCGATTGAGAAAGTTATAATGATTGCAAAAAATGAGATTGGATACTTAGAGAAAAAAAGTAACAATCAACTGAACGACAAAACCGCAAATGCAGGATCAGCTAATTATACAAAATATTGGCGCGACGTTTACCCAGGATACCAGGGACAGGCGTGGTGCGCCTGCTTTGTGAGCTGGTGCTTTATGAAGGCGTTCGGATTAGAAAATGCAAAGAAGCTTCTCAAACATTGGCCATATATATACTGCCCGACCTTAGGAAACCTTTTCACAAGGAATGCAAACCCGAAAGTAGGAGATATTGTGATCTTTTACCGCGGAGGAACTTTTACACACACAGGAATCGTTACAGCAGTAATCGGTGACAGATTCTATACGATTGAGGGCAATACGTCGGGAGCATCTGAAATCGTAGCCAATGGTGGAGGAGTATGCGCGAAAAGCTACCTGAACAGTAAACTCCCTGGAACAAAATTCTGTACACCAGATTACAGTATTGTTAATGGAGAGACAAGCAACACAAAGGAAAATAGTAACACAGTAACAGGAGGTAAATACATGTTTGAACCGGAAACAGTACAGTTAGGAAGCGCAGGAACATCCGTATTGCTTTTGCAGGAAATTCTTGTTGCAAGAGGATTCAAAGGAAGAAACAGCAAAGTTCTTGACCTTGACAGAGAAGCTGGGGACAATACTATTTATGCTCTTAAAGCATACCAGAAATCAAGAAACGGAGCCTTGGAAGTAGATGGAGTATGCGGACCGGAAACATGGAAAGATCTTATTGCTATCTGATTTAATAAAATAGTGTTATAAATTAGTAGTAGTAACTGATAGCAACCCACAGATAACCCAGATAGAGAAGACAATCGGCTGCAGTCGTTTTCTCTATAACCGGATGCTTGCGGATAAGATCCGTCATTATCAGGAAGAAAAAAAGATGCTGAAAAATACGCCGGCCGGATATAAAAAAGAATATCCA